AGCATCACCATTTGGTGCTCCTTCTACCCCTTCTGGAGGGGTCGCGTTAGGATCCATAGATGGATCCATTTCTGCTGCAGGATCAGGTATAACACCAGATTCAAGTTCAGATTCAATCTGTTTGTCAATTTCAGTAATCTCCTGCGATGTTTGCTTAAGGACCTGTGTTCTGATATACTCAACTGAGAAGTATTTACCAACATAAGGGTCCATTACATTAACTTGATTCATCCTTTCGTTACGGATCTCAATCTCCTTGAGTTCTGTAAAGTAGTTGTCAGCAATGTAATCATACTGGATATGCTCCTTCATATCCTCCCACTCTTCAAGTGTGATAACACCTTTCAGAATGAGTTGTGTTTTTAAAAGATCATGGAATAGTTCACTAAATCTTTTGCGGAGACGTGCAATAAACTTCTGGAACTTAACTTCATCCCTTGTGATTTCAGCAGCACGACCTATGTTAAAGGTAGTTTCTGTTTCTAACCTTGAGGATGGAACGTTGAGTGCTTTGTAAAGTTTCTTTTGGAAGTACTTGACGTCCTCAAGTTCTCCAAGATTTTGTCCACCTGGAAGCGTAGTGATTTCAGTACCTCGTCCTCCCTCTCTTCTGGGTAACCAGAAGTCTTCGAGCATGGACATGAACTTCTTGTCATCTTTAATCTCTCCTGTGTTTGCATCGTATACTAACTTGTTACGATATCTACCCATAACTTCACGAAGGTATTGCTCCGCTTTATTCTTGGGTAAGTTACCAACGTCAATATAAAATATACGACGTTCTGGTGCTCTTGATAATCTGTAGATTACCAGAGAGTCTTCGATCATACGCAACTGGTTAACTGCCTTGATCGCTTTATGTAGGTGCGAAAGCACCATGTTTTTATTCAGATCTTGAATACCTGAATGACAATATGTAATAGAATCAGGTGCAATTTTGATTCCCTGATTACTCGCATTGCGTAATCCTTTTGCATTGTATAGGTAATACGATGCAGAGGATGTCATCAACTGTTGATTGAGATCTACTTTACCTTGTAACTGTTGCGGTTTTTTCGCTTCATACTCGGTAACTTTTCTGATCTTACGAGGATCTATATATCTTATTTCGTTTAAACCTGCCTTGGGGTTAGCGGGATCGATTACCTTATGGTAAAACAATCTACCGTCAACATACCAACGACGGAAGATTTCATACGATCTATTGTCAAAGTCGAGAAGACGGAGTATTTCATCGAACTCCTCCCGCATTAACTTTTTAATTTTATCTGATACTTTGAGATTTGATAACTCTAGTTCGACTGGTACGTCGTCAAAGTTACCGCATATCGTTTCATTAACGACATCATCTACTGCGCTGTCACATTCTGGTTGGAGAACCATCTCTCTATAACGAGTGATAAGTTCATATTCATTACGAATAGTCCCATCAAAATCAACAGAGTACCCATAATACCCGCCACCGACAATCGGTTGCGAGCCATCCATACTATCCTTTTGAACAAAAGAAGGTCCCTTTGGAACCTTCTTTGCTCTCTGGAGTGAAAATCCGAAGAGTTGAGACATTTAATTTACTAGTCTGTTATTAGTCCTACCTTATTTAGGTAGTTTCTGAAAACTTATTTTCCAGGTCCTCTGAGAGCAACTTCCCAGTATTGTACTTGCATCTCTACAGTGAACTCTTCGATTGCGTCATTGCTTCCGAAGTCTAGATCAATAGCGGAAATATTTGTTGGGAATACATCAACGAATCTGTATGCTCTTAGTGGTTTATGTGGTACACCTGCTGCACTCTGACTTGTTGTAGTTGATGATTGTGTTGTTGCTTGTGCTGCGTTTCTATCTAACTGAGTAACGAACATGTCAGCAAAGTAACTATTAATGTTGATACCAGATGTAGTAACGTTCTGACTGTATGCTTGGATAGATTCAGTCCACTTCTCAAAACCATCTCTTAGTTTGAAGTTCTTGTCATTCATTATAGTGATTGTCCAAGGTTCAAAGGTGCGGTCTCCTGCAATCTTTAAAACTCTTCCTCTATAAGGAACTTCGACAGTGCCTAACTGTGTGGCAGGAAGGTTTGCTGCCTTCACTGTAAACTTACCTAGGTCAGTTAGACTAGTTCCGTCGGCAACACTGACCTCTGGGAAGTTCAAAGTACACTCAAACAGATTAGGTCTTGCGAAATCTGTAGCGACCTTTGATTTAAATTCTGAAATACTTGACATGTTAAAATCTCAATAAAATACGCCTTGTCCTATTATTTAGAACAAAGCGTATTTTCAGAGCTTATTTTCTCTTATTAGTTAGCAACTTCCGTGAACGCGACACCTGTACGAGTAGCGACGAAGGTTAGAGTAATGTAGTTAATAGTCCTTGTTGGTTTAACATAGATCTCTGCATTGAACTCTCCTCTGTCTACTGACTCAGGTGGGTTATTGCTTTCATCACACTTGACTAAGAAGTCTGTAACTCCTCTACGTCCTTGTACATCACGGAGATATGGTTCGACAATGTTAAGGAAGAATCCTCTTTGTGTCTCATCATTCTGCTCGAATAGTTGTGCCTTAGCAGCACCAGAGATTACTCTCTCTATAGTTAAGAATAGACGTCTTACATTGATTCTATCAAATGCAGATGCAAATCCTTGGGCCGTCTTGTCACCGAATAATACGATACCCTGACCTGGGAATGAAACAACTGGGTTGATTCTAGCAGAGTATAGTCTATCACGCTGTGTCTTGTTAGGTGTGTATGCTAGTTTGATAGCGTTTCTAACAATTCCTCTTTGGAATCCTGCTGGTGAGAACCATGGTTCTGCAACTTCAGTTGTCTGTAAACATAGACCTGCTATGTCACCGTTACATGGAACGTATCTGTATACATCATTGTACTTGTCATAGATGTATTTGTATCCAGAATCAAATACGATGTAAGAACTTGAAGGTAACTGATCAAAGAATGAGATTAAGTTATCTGTCTGTGTTGCTGCACTTGATACACCGATTAAGTTTCCTCTTCTTGGTGATACAAATAACATACAGTCTCTTCTTTCATCTACGATTGCTGCTAGTGCAGTAATCTTGGCAAGTGCTGCTGCATCGTCTGCACCAGATGGACCAGTTAGAATGAAGTCGATTGTCTGTGACTCAGGATCTTCTAGTAAACTATATGCTGTTGTGATATCACCTTGTGAAACTGTGTAGTTACCACCTGATACTGCATAGTCAACACCGTTGATTAGTCTGTAGTAGTATGTTGAGTTTGCTTTAGAACCTATAGTTGTGTCACCTGCAGGATAATTTGTTGAACCTGCTGAACTTAACAGTAGATCGAATGATGTAGTTCCTACTAATCCGAATGTACCAGTACCACTGTCTACATCAAATAGACCTGTTTCGTGCTCACCCCAGTAAACGTATTCAGATTTCTGCTGAATAACTTCAACATAGTAGTTTGTTTCTCCTACAGATGATTTACCATCAGATGCTTTTGATACTCCGATATATCTTTCAAGCAATGTTCCTGCATTACCTGAGATCTTACCGTCTATATCAATAACCAAGATGTGCATTTCATCTCTGAATCCACCGTTGGCAGTTGCATAAGATGAAGTTCCTGGTCTAGGAGCAACGTTTACCCACTTCTGTGTAGGTAGATACTCTCTTTCATCATACTCAACTCTTACTGAACTGATTGAAACAGCAGTAGAGTTTGTATCTGTTATGCTATCTGATGCAGCAAAGTCGATACTTCCTTTATCTTTAACGATATATACTCTTCTTTCGATACCACCAGTTCCGATTACAGCAGTGTTAGAACCTTGAGTAACAGTCATACCATCAGCAATGATACCAGTAATACCACCAGAAGGCATTCCGATTTCAATCTTTCCTGCTGCTGCGTCGTACGCTAGTACATTAACTGTTTGTGCAGAACCAGAAATAGTGATTGTAGTTGTTGTTCCAGGAACGAATGTTCCTACAACAGATCCAACTGTTAATAATACGCTATACTTAAAGACCTTACCCGCAGCACCAGATGTAGCACTTAGTGCTTCAGTTGCAACGAACTCATGATCGTTACCAGATCCAGGAGCAGGGACAACAGCAATCTGATCAGCACCTGCGTCTGTGACGAAGATTCCGATTGAGTTTCCTTTAGCACCAGGGGTTCTTGCTGCCCACTTCCATGTGTTAGAACCGTCTAGGTATGTTGTCTCGTAGTCTTGTAAGTTTTTAATCTTAACTGCAGTACCTGTGTTAACTGCATTTTTTAGTGCTGTAGCGTCTGCGCGAACTGTTTTAAGCACTCCACCGTATGATAGGAACTGCGCTGCAGTATACCAATACTCATAGTTATACTCATTTGGTTCACCGAAAGTTGCTACAAGTTCTCTTTCAGATCCAATGTCCTTTACCTCTTCAACAGGACCTAGTTCAAAAGGTGCTGCAATTACCCCTGTATTAGCGGTAGTAAGGGTAGTGATTGTGGTCAGATCTCTTTCCTGTATAACAACTCCAGGACTAGATTGATTTGCTGCCATGTTAAATTTCTCCTTGGTAGGTCCGTAAATTCTGGTTGTCTATAAGATATTTATAAAAATGAAACGTTACCTAAACTCCCACATGTAAGATTTATCTCCATATTCCGCGACTTTCCAGACATCCCCCTGAGCATCTTGGAATTGCTCTTCTCCAAGACCATCATCTACGAACCCAAAAGGTGCCATATCCTGTTCAATTGCATCTCGTTGATCATCAAAGATCCGCGCTCTTACATCATTATCATGCATCTCTTTGAAGTATGGTTGCATTGCCATCCACCCAAATATAACCAAACACATTGCTAGGTCATCATTACACCCATCTTCCGCTTGAAATGATTGTCCTTTTGCTATGAATGTAGTAAGTTCTGCAATAGTATCATAGTCTGGTATGATTAGTTTATCTTCTTCTATCAATGCTTTTAAGTTAGAACATCCAACTTGCTTTGTGGCAGTTGACATCTTGATACCTAGTTGTGTTTTTTTACCAGAGAATCCTTGACCTAGTTGCTGTCCTGCTCTACCACGCATAGATGCCATCAGTAGATTCTCATACTCTAAATCATACTGTATGATATCTGCTACCTGTCCACCTATATCATTTACTTCACATAAGATGTATGCATTATTAAAGTTCTTTGCTACATCTACTATTAGATTAGGTAGGACAATAGGTTTGATTTCATTATTCTTATATCTTGCTACCATTTCATATGGTACAGCAGATACATCAATAACTGCAAATGCGGAATAGTCATGACCTACACCACGAGATACGTCCACAGTAACGATATAGTTATGTTCTTCTTCTCTATTCTTATATAATGCTAGTCCTCTGTTAATTTTAATAGGATCATGATATGCCATAGTCCTAAGTTTACTTGGAGTTATTAGTGTATCAACAGATCCGAGGAACTCACATTCAAACTCAACTTTAAACTGTGCTTCAGATGTGTTCTTAATAGTTTGTTCTTTCCAAACTTCATCTCTGCCTGGAACTTGTGACCAATGTACTTCTGTTGGAAGATATTCATTCTGTCCACGTTCAGCATCATGCCACAGTTTGTAGAACATGTTCATCCCATGAGGGGTTGATATAATAATAACTTTAGTATTCTTACCAGATGAAATTGTTGGATACACAGAACTGAAAAACTGATCAGCAATGTGATTCGGAACGAAAGCGAATTCGTCCAGAAATATAACGTTAAAGGACATACCGCGAACAGCACTAGCAGAAGTAGA